AATAGTGAGGAAAAGATGAAAGTTGAACAAATAATACAAGAGTCAATTAAAGAATTTAAAAAAACCCAAGCACAGGCAAGGCGTAAGCACGTTAGAAAGCTTATAGATTATTACTGTGGTTCAAATACATCAAATTATATATCTCAATACTTTGATGCAGATGCTTTTAGAGAAGTCCCTTGTTATGAGGCAAACTTTACTAAGAGATTTGTAAATAAAATGAGTCGTATATATACTGTAGGTGCAGCTAGAAATGTTAACAACGCATATTCTAACTTAACTGCTATGAAAGACGCTAGAATGAAACATATAGAAAGAATGACTCGCTTAATTGGAAGCGTAGCGACTCAAGTAGTGTTTATTGATGGTGATATGCCTCATTTCGACTATAGACCTATTTATTATTTTGATGTTCACCTTGGAGATAATCCTTTTAAACCCGAAGCTATTCTTTATCCCATACTAATGAATGTAGACGATGTGTCTTATGCACAGAATATGGAGTATGCCTATTGGGATAATTCTATATATGCACATTATGACGAAAATGGCAATAAAATAGATGAATATGAGCATGGCTATGGAGTTCTTCCATTTGTTTTTACTCATAGAGAGAATCAATTAGACTCATTCTTTGTAGATGGGGCTGATGATATTGTTTCTTGTAATGAACACGTCAATATAACGATGACTGAATTACAATTAGGCTTGAGATTCCAAATGTTTGGTCAGCCCTATGTAACTGGACTTCAAGCAGACAAAAGATTAGAGAGAGCAGGTTCAGATACTATATTAGACCTTCCAGAAGTGTCTGTATATGATATTGTTGCTCCTGAAGCTGATTTACAGTCAGTTATTGAAACAGTTAAGTTCCAAGTGGACTTAGTTGCTCAAAATAATCACCTATATGTTCAATTTGCACAAGATGGTGGTGAAGTTCCTAGTGGGATCGCCTTAAAAATTAAGGATTTAGAGAGATTTGAGGATTATCAAGACGATTTAGAGCTTTGGAAGATGTATGAACATGAAATGTACAATGTTGAGAGAGAAATTGCCGAATATAATAATATAAAACTTCCTGAAAAGCTAAAAATAGACTTCAATGAGCCTGAATATCCAAAAACAATGCAAGATCAAGTATTATGGGATAATCATAGACTGCAAAATAACCTTATTACTCAAGCAAAACTTATGGTTGAGTACAATGATGACTTATCTTTAAAGGAAGCAGAGAAGATTCTAGCCGAAAATAAAGAAAATAATGGAACAGTCGTAGAAGAACCTGAAGAAACTGAAGAAACTGTCGATCTTTCAGGCGAAGAACAACAATGAATATAAAGATGACATCTAATTTTAGTTGGACTAAATTACTTAAGTTCATTACCCACGATAAAAGATTTGGAAGTCTTGTTGGGAAGGAAATAGGCGAAGGAATAGTTGAAGCAACTAAACGTAAAATAAAAAGTAATGAAGTGACCCCTAAGACATCACCTAGAACTCTAGAATTAAGAAGGAATAGGAAACATCCAAAATCAATAGGTGGTAATACAACACTCTATGACACAGGTAAACTTCTAAATAGCATAAAACTAAGTGCTACTGAGCAAGCAGGAGATTATAATTTTTTAAGAGGCTTAAGACCGATAGAAATGGTTGGATATGGGGCATCTCATCAGTTTGGAAAGGATGGAATGAAAAAAAGAGAATTTATTTCAGTTCCAAAAACTCAAGAGCAAGTATCACAAAAGTTAATGAGCCTGATGTCAAGAGCTTGGAAAAAAAGAATGGCAAAATAATCACACACATAGGAGGATATATGAATTCATTTGAAAAGAAAATGTTAGTAGAGATATTAAAGACCTTAAAAGAGTGTGATGATAGAATTAAGACTCTAGAAGCTCGGTTCTGCGATGAACCTACAATGGAAGATTGCGAAGACATTATAACTCCTATAACTCAAGAGCTATTTGATGAGATTCTAAGTATTACAGGAAGTAAACTAGTCTTTATGGGAATCGCTTAATTTTTTAGCAAGTTCTTTCTGCTCTTTAATTAAAGCACGCATAGCTAATTTCATAGCATAAATCTCAGCCATACACCAAGTGATGCCGTCATCTCTATCCTTATTGCTCTTCTTTTGCTTTGATTTCATCTTCTCTCCTTACGATTTCTTCTCTCCATTCTTTCTTTTGTGCAGGGGTAGGTCTTCTAGGGGGTAACGGATCGACTCCCACTTCCTTAGCACGTGCAAGCCAAGAATTCCATTCTTTTCTCTTAGCACTTCTACGTTTCTTTTTAGTTTCACTCATTACCCTTTTTTTTATCTGCTTCTTCTCTCTCTTTTTTCTTTTTATAGGGGTTTCCGTATTACGTTCAGGTAAGTCAGCCTCTAAATCAGGCATAGAATCAACTATTTCCTCTATTTCAGCATCCTCATAATCAACTTCAACCTTATCTGCCTTCAAGAACTTCTCAAAAGGACTGTCAATCGTTATATTTACATTCTTAACCAATTTCCCACTATGCTCTAAAACCAATCTACCTGCCTGTACATTCCCAGCCTTAGCTTCTCTTATCATCGCTTGTAATACCGCAGGCAACTCTCCCCCAAACTCTACCATATAACGATTGTATATAGCATCTACAAAGTTAGGGTTCTTCCGCCAAATATAAATTAAATCCTTAGACACACCAATAGCAGTAGCTACCTCACTCGCTGTAATATCAGGTTGCAAAGCATACAGTTCTACCGCACGCATAACATTGGGTCTTTTTAATAAATTGCTCATTAATATTTTATAGTGTTCTTCAAATACTGCTCAAGCCACCAACATTTACCATTATTGGTCGCCTTATTTATCGCATCCTCAACCTTTTTATACCTTTTATAAGACCGAGAACGACTCTTTCCCCTAGCCCCCTCCCTAAAAGTGACTAAAGTTTCTTCCATACTCGTAATATATAACAATTTGGACTTCTTTTCCAAAATTTTTCTGTAGTTCCTGTCTAGATATTTTGTGGTAGGGTGTCTGAAGCTTGTTATCGAGAGCCATACGCCCTATATACGAGGATATAAGCCTATACCCTTACAACATCCTATTTTTTAAATAAAACAGGCTAAAACAGGCTATCTAGAGCCTTAAAACAGGTGTACTTTTTATATAGGATATGAGAGTTAAATTCGCTGATAATCCACATATTTTTAAGATATTTTTTAGATAGTTTTAGTAATCAAGAATTAAATATTAAATATTAGTCTTAGTCTATATAGATATTTACTTATTGATATTCGGCTTTCAATCTTAAATAAATAATCCACCGATCCGTTTTAAATAATTCATTAGCTTAATTGCTTAAGGTTTTACTATACAATTAAATCATGTAGATATTAGGCTTTACATCCATTGTTGACTCATATGAAAGAAAACACTTGCACATTAAATATAGATATTGTAACTTACGATAGTTAAGAAATAAAAAACAAACAGGAGAGTGATATTATGCAGAATGAAATAAAAGAAACAAAGAAAATAGAAGTTGAAAAAACTTGGATAGAATTAACCCCATATGAGAAGGAAGTTATAAGTCCTTTTAATGATTGGGATAATGTGGTTTTAAATAAGATTGATGCTAGTTATACTAATTGGCACAATAGAAAAAGTGGACATTTTATTGGCATTAGAGATGTTGATAAATGTATAGCGTATTTAAAAGAGCAAATAAACATTAATAAAAAACTAGCAAGGCTTATAGATGTTGATGATTCTACAGATAAAACATTATTTGATTCTATCGCATTATATGGTTTTAGAATTTTTGCTGTAGTACAACACCTTGAAGATATTTTAGAAAAAGTTAAAGACGCATATTATCCAATAGAGAAGGAAGGTTAAGAAATAAAAAACAAACAGGAGAGTTAAGAAAATGAACTACGAAGAAGCAATAGAAACAACAGTAACAAAAGAAGAAGCAAAAAGAGAAATTGGTTTACATGGTCTAAGTTTTGAGGACTTTGTTTTAGATTGTGGTAATTGTAAATCTTACAAGGGATTAACCGTTTTAAATTGGCTGGGATACTAGGTCAAGTGAGATTTAAGAAGGCTTTTTTAGGGTGTTTTAGGGCTTTTTTAGGGGTGTTTAGGGTTTACCCTCACCCCGATTTTTTCGGATTTTCGGATTTTCGGATTTTCGGATTTTTTCGGATTTTTGCCGTTATATTATAAATAGCCGTATAAATTTTAATAAATAGGAGAGTTAAAAAATGACTTATGAGCAAGCAATAGAAGTATTAAATTTTATAACAGGGTTTTTAACAGTTTCTTTTATGCTGTGGTTTCTATATATGGCTTTTAAAGAAATAAACAAGGGGGGGAAATAATGTATCAAATGACAATTAAAAAGAATGATAAAAAGAGAAAGGTTAAAATAGGGCATAATAGAGCCTTAAAAGTTAAATATTTAAGTCCTACAAACTATCTAGGGTATAGAATAAAAATAACAGATTTAAGGCATAATAAATCAATTATTATTAGTTATGATTATTCTTTAGATGGGATTAAAGAAATAGCATTAACAGAATTAATTAAAAAGGGTATTAAAATAAGTTCATTTTCTTATGATGAAAAAACTTACGAATATACTTTTAATACTTCAGGCTTTGAAACTCAAATTAAATAAGGGGGTTAATATGTTAGATAAAATATGTAATTACTTTTTTATAGTAAGTATGCTTTACTTAATAGGCTTTTTAATAATGGAATTAATAAAATAGGAGATTATAAAAGATCGGTTAGCAAGGTTTTTATAAAAAACATAATAAAAACAATAAAAAAAGGGGCTATAAAATGAATTTATATGAATTAGATGTAGCAATAGAGTATTATTTAAAAACAGGAGATATA